AGCCCCTAATCCAGTGCCAAATCCAGCGCCAACTCCAACTCCTGCGCCTGTGCCTGTTGTTATTCCTACACCTGCACCAGTTCCGAATCCAACACCAGCGCCACAACCAGCGCCTACACCCGCTCCTGCCCCAGTACCAGCGCCAGTTCCTGCTCCTACTTCAAACCAGTATGTAGTTCTTGGACATGGAAACACTCCAGAATCTGCATGTAACGATACTTTAAATGATTTATTTTATATTGATGGAGGACAATTAGCTACATCAACAAATGTATATTACGATGAGTGGGGTAATACAAAATCGCAACCACAATATTTTGCTCAAGCTGGAGTTGTAAGATATTGGAATGGACAACAGTTTACATCTTACGCAAGTTGTAACCAACCAACACCAGCACCGAATGCACCTACGCCAATACCAGTAGCAGCACCAACAGCTAATTGCGGAAGCAATACATATTACCTAAGCGAAGGTAAATTCTATGGTTCTTATTTCTGCCAATCACCTTTTGGAGGAATGGTTGGAGGAGGAGCGGCAGTGACTTACCCAATAACTATGGCGGTTACATCGAACTATCCTGGAAGCGTAAATGCTCAACTAGGAGCTCAACTATGTTACAATGGACAACCTTTTTCTGGAAACGGCTTCCATTATTTAATGAGTACCTTCCCTAGTAGTTTTAATGGAACAGGAAGTCATTCGATGGTAGTAATTAATGATGACGGTATAGTTACCTCAGTTAAATATATGACTTGTTAATATGGCAAATACAGGAAGTAAAATATATAGAACACTAAGGCTCATAAAAAATGGAGTTAGGACTGTGCACGTAAAACCAAACGTGCCAGAAGACCCTGACTTTATTCCTCCTTTTACAGACTTAGCAGATTGCTATACTAATGCTCCTGCACCTGCGCCTGTTCCTGTTCCTACTCCTGCTCCAGTACCTAACCCCGTGCCAACTCCAGGACCTGCACCTTCGCCAGTTCCTGCTCCAAGTGCAATACCTCCAACCCCAGCACCAACTCCTGCGCCAGTCGCAGATGTTGTGCCAACTCCTTCACCGACACCTGCGCCAGTAGTAAAAGTTCCTTCGCCAGTTGGAGGAGGTTCTACTTTCTACTTGAGTGCACCAAGACAAACATCTGGAGAGCTTTGTACAGCTGCATTCTCAATAGTTATGAGTGTACAAGTTACAGCTGCTACGGTTGCAACATCGTTAGGAGCACAAGTAACTAAAGGTGGAGCTAAGTTCCGTGGTAATAACAAATATTACGCAATGGACAATTCAAATAATTATACAACACACTCAGGAACAACATGGTTGGCTGTGTTAATTAATAATGATGGTATTATACAAGATATAGTTTACGTAAAATGTGGAGATTATGATGTAATGGATGGCACAGGATGGGATGCCCCAGACCCTTATAGCACGACACCACAAGATGACGGTGAGCTTGTTTATTATTATAAAGATACAATGAATTTATAGATATGAATTTTACAGGGAAAAAATATTATACAAAATTAAGAAAGTTCGTAAATGGAAAACCAACACAAGATGTGAAGGAAAACATAATTACGGACCCAGATTATATAAAACCTTATGATGATATAAATGGATGCCCAAAAGGCACGTCTTCGCCTGCACCAGTTGCAGCGCCAACGACATATTAATTAATTATGGGAGAGAAGTACAGTAAAATAAGAAAATATGTAAATGGCTTTCCAAGAAAAGATGAAGCCGTCAATAGCCCTAACGAGCCTGGGTACATTCCACCTGTATATGATGCAGGTCCATGTACTACATGTGAGCCAGAGGAAGATGGTGACATTATTGAATGGAGAGGTCATTCTTTTTACTGTGAGCAAGAAGATGCTCCCACGCCCACTCCTAGCCCAACTCCTAGTCCTACGCCTAGTCCGACACCTAGTCCTACGCCTACGCCAACACCTACCCCTACACCGACTCCAACACCTAGTCCTAGTCCAGTCCCTGTACCAGCACCTAGTCCAATACCTGCCCCAGCGCCAATACCAGCTCCTTCTGTAGGATATGTATATTATACTGTTAACGATTGTGCAAACACTTTTAATGATATTGTAAGAAGCACTTTTTCTCTTTCAACAGGAACTGTTGTAAAAGCCACAGGATTAAGTGGTTGTTTAGAAATAGGAAATTTAACACAGCCATCAGGCACAAACACTGTATATGAGGAATATACTGATTGTACTGATTGTGGCGCAACAACTCCTACTCCAACACCTAGCCCAACACCTACACCAACACCAGCGCCAGCTCCAATTCCAACGCCAGCGCCTGTGCCTAACCCAACCCCTGCGCCTACACCAGCACCTACTGTTACACCTGTAGTGCCTACTCCTGTACCTCAACCAACTCCAACGCCTGCGCCTACGCCAGCTCCAACACCTGCGCCAATACCAACGCCAGCACCTACACCAATTCCTAATCCGTCTCCAACTCCTGCTCCAGCAGCAACACCTTGCTATGAGTTTACTATTGGAAATGATGGAGACCCATTAGAAGACGATTCGTTCACATACAGATTATGTGGCGGAGGAAATTCATCAGGTTCAATACCATTTGGAGACCAAATCACTGTTTGTGCCGAGTCTTTCTCTCACATAGGAACTTCTCTAACTGTAACAAACACATTAGTCCCTTGTTCTGGAAGCCCTGTACCTAGTCCAGTAGCACCTAATCCTGTGCCAACACCAGCACCCACACCAGCACCAGCTGCTACACTTTACTATGTTGCTTTAGGTAACGGAAACAGCGCTTCATCTGCTTGTAACGATACCTTAAACGACTACTTCTACATAGATAGTGGACAATTAGCTACTGCTAGCGGAATATATTATGATGCTGCGGGTCAGAACCCTGCGCAAGACACGCACTATACGGATGGAAATGGATTCTATGTTGTTTGGAATGGTTCGTCTATCACAAACCTACAGTCTTGTCCTTCAGGACCTGCTCCAACAGCTCCTAATCCAGTATATACACCACCTACACCTAACCCTGTATATACACCACCTTCTCCATCACCTGTAGCGCCTACACCTAATCCTGTAGCACCTACGCCTAATCCTGTAGCACCTACACCTAATCCTGTAGCGCCAACACCTAATCCTGTAGCGCCAACCCCTAGCCCTGTGGCTCCCACGCCTACACCTGCGCCAGCACCAACTCCTACACCTGCACCGCAGCCAGTAGCTCCGCAGCCTGTACCGACACCAGCACCATCTTCTACGCCTGCATACAGAGTTGAAGTTCAAAAGCAAAGTGGAGTCACTTACATGATATTCACATATACTGATTCGTACGGAAACTCTCAGTACAAAAACAGTATGAACTCTTATGAATATGTTTGTGCTCAAAACGGTAATATTCAACCTCAGTCAGGAGTACAAGGGTACCAGAACCTATACACAAGTTGTGTTGGTTCGTAAAAAAATTATTAACTTAGTATGATATTAAAATATAATACAATCAAATGTTCTCAGAAATACCAAATTTTCTCACTCATGATGAGTGCGATTTATTTATACAATTAATAGAAAAACAAAACACCCGTTCACAAGTTGCTGGAAGCGGAAGTGATAATTCAAAAATAGAAGATAGTAGGACTTCTTACACTTCTAATTTTGGCGAAGAAATGTTACTTCCAAAAGCTCTAAAAGAAAGAATTGCAGCTCATTTAGACTTAGATGTTGTAAGAGGTGAAACCTTGCAAGGTCAAAAATACGAAGTAGGTCAATATTTTAGACCACATCTAGATTGGTTTCAAGGTGATGCATATAACAACCATTGTTTGCATTCTGGAAACAGAACTCACACTTTCATGTTATATCTAAATGATGATTTTGAAGGTGGAGGTACTGATTTTCCAAACTTAGGTAAAACTGTAAAGCCAGAGAAAGGAAAAGCTGTATTCTGGCGTAACATGGATGATAACGGAAACGGTATATCTGATGTTATGCATGAAGGTATGGATGTGACGAAAGGAACTAAATATATAGTTACAAGTTGGTGGAGAGAAAAAGAATTTAATGGCGCTGAGAACACAAGGCTTGCAAATGAATTTCATGAAGCACAAAGAAAAGAAAAAGAGTCTAAGGTTGTAAATATTAATTCAGGCACACAAACATTTAAAACTGTAGATGAGATACCTAGATTTACAGAAAATGGATTTATGAAGGCTAAGGTTCCTCAAGATGTGTGGGGCTTAATTCAGGACTCATACCACTTATTAAAAGATAAGGAGGTTGCAGAAAAATTTTCAGGAAAAGAAGGCATTATAGATACAATAGTTACTGATGCCGAAAGCAGCACTATTTTAAGTTTTGAGCATATACCAAACATTAGAACTCAAATACATAAAATGTTAATGCCACTACATGAGGAGTGGGCAAAAACAAGGCTAGAACCATCTTTTGTGTATGGTATAAGGTCTTATCAAAGAGGAGCTACGTTAGCGAAACACGTTGACAGGATAGCGACTCATCACATATCTACTATTATTATTGTAGACAAAGATTTAAAGTGTGGTTGTCAAACAAAAGAGTTTGGTGATGATTGGGCTTTAGATATACAGGGTCATGACGGAGAGTGGTATGAAGTTTTTGCAGAACCAGGAGAAATGATTTTATATGAATCTGCTGTCTGTGAACATGGTAGAAGTAAACCTTTTCAAGGAACAAGCTTCAAGAACTTTTATACACACTACAAGTTAGTTGATTACCAGTATGCGGGACAATAAATATATTTCTTTTGACCCGTGGTGGGGTGGTTTCTCTAACATAAGAATGACGTATGAATTAGTAGGAGCTTTATCTGTTATAACTGGTAGAACAATAATTTTACCTCACAGAATATATTGTTTGTTTTTATCAGAATGGCAAGATAAAAAAACATGGTTTGACATGTTTGATGCTTTAGATAAAAAAAAATTCAGAAAGCATTTTGATTGTATAGAATATTATGACATTCCAGAATATGAAAATCTTGAAAACGATGCGCAATATTTCGAAAATGTTTCGTCTATTGCGAAAGTTATTACTTTTGGCGACAAAGACGGAAAACTAGGTCCTATGAAAGGTCCTGATAATGACTATGTCTTAACATGTGGCATAGAGGACCAAAGCGAGTTTGATGTTTTTAAAGGCGACAGACAAGTTATAGACTTAGAGTGTGATGATAAATTTATACACTTCCCTAGAAACTTGTTTGGTCATTTTTATTACCATGTTTATGGTAAAACACCTATTATTAGAAACAGGATTAAAGAAAAAGTAAACTTAGGTATACAATACAAACCTGATATTTTTGATAAAGCCAAACAAATAACAGACAAATTAGGAACATTTAATGCTATTCATGTTAGAAGAAATGATTTTCTGCAAGTAAGAAAAGATATTGCAGAAGCTCAAACTAATAATCTTTTAGATGACATTTCTGACAGAGTGCCTAACGACAAACCACTATTTATAGCAACAGACGAAAAAGACAAGTCTGTGTTTTTGCCATTAAAAAAAAGATACAATGTATTATACCTTACTGATTTTCCACAATCAGGAGTAAATGATACAGATGATTTGCTTTTAGACCAAGTTGTATGCTCTCAAGCAGATATATTTTTAGGCAGTCATTTATCTACTTTTTCTGACTATGTAAACATTATTAGAGGTCAGCAAAACAAAAAAGATTTTCATAGAGAAGGCACTAATTTTAACAGACCCAAGTTATCATATAATAGGTTTCCATGGGAAGTGGAAGAATATGGATGGGATAAAACCTGGAGCTTTCACTGGGAATATGAGCAATCATACTTTAACATAGCCGTATATGGGTCTCACAACGCTTCTGTTGCATTATCTTATAAAGCTGATGTTCTTGAGGTGGTAGAGCTAGAAAGGTTTGTAAACAAAAAAAATGCAGCGTTTTATTTCCATTTTCCAGAAGAAAATCCAGATGAATTAACCCTACAGATACATAATTATTTTGTAAAAAAATATGGTAGCTACGTGTATGATAATTGCTTATATAATAGCTGTGTAACTAACATAAATGTTTTGCCTGCTAAAAACTTTGAGTGGGTAGGTCATCACCTTGCTCATGTCAATAATGTTATATTTCAATCTCCAGCAACAAAAAGCTTGAATATATCTTTTGATGGGGGTTCTGATGAAGGACATTTTAATATATATAGGACTGAATCAGATAAGTTGCCGCAAAAAATATTTTCTACAAAACAAGATATATGCGTTCCTTATGCTGCCGTAGCGCATTACCTATCTCCAATAAAACAAGAAGAAAACTGGTGGTGGGGCAACTTAGTGTACGCAGGAAAACTTATGGGGTTATCTGCCTACGGTACAGTTAATCAGGATGATTACGACAAAATGTATCGTTATTTTAAGATGCAACAAACAGACAACGTAAACACAGCACATGAAAACTTTCAAAGAGTATTTAATGTAACTCCTGAAAAAAGATTTAACGAAAAAGAATCTTATGATTTAGCTGCTGCTACACAAAAAGTTTTTGAAGATATATTTAAAGAAATTGTAGAGCCTTTCGTAGAAACACATAAAGATTATGAATTACAATTTAGTGGAGGTGGCGCTCTAAACGTAATAAACAATGCTAAGTGGGATGCTTTTGTTAGTCCTAATCCTGATGACAGGGGACTGTCTGTTGGCATGTTGTTCCATAAAATAAAACCTGGTCACGTTGTTGACACAAAGTATTTAGGTTCAGATATGTTTGGCTTATATACTCAATATAAACCTTACAGTATTGATGAAATGTGTGAGGATTTAGTAGAAGGTAAAATTATTGGTTTGTGTCAAGGACGTGGAGAGCACGGAGCAAGAGCGTTATGTAACAGAAGTATTTTATGTTTACCTAAAGAGGGTTTCAAAGAAAAACTTAATGACCAAGTAAAACATAGAGAGGCTTTCAGACCTTTCGCACCTGTATGTCGAAAGGAGGACGCTAACACGTGGTTTGATTTTGGAAAGTACACCGAATATATGAGTCACAACGCTATAGTTAAAAATGTAAATAAAAGTATACAGTCTATAATTCACAAAGATTATACCGCTAGGCTGCAAACAGTCACCTCGTCATCAAATCCTTTTATTTATTTACTCTTGACTAGAATGAAGGAATTAGGTCATGACCCAATACTAATTAATACATCATTTAATGTAATGGGTAAACCTATAATAAACCAGTGGGAAGAAGCTATAAGTATGCTAAATGACACTGGATTAGATGTATTAACGGACGGTAAAAACAAAATATATGGATAGAATATTTTTAAGCATAGCATCATACAGAGACCCAGACTTAATAAACACAATAAAAGACGCACACAAAAGAGCTGACAACCCTGACAGAGTAACATTTGGAATATTGTTTCAAGGCACTAAAGAAGAGATTAACAATTTTCTTTCACAAGCTGTAGGAAAAATCAACATTAAGTTTGTACATCATAAAGAAACAAAAGGAACGGGGTGGGCAAGAAACATTCTTACAAGAGATATGTTGCAAGATGAAGAGTATTGGTTACAAATAGATTCACACACAAGATTTATAAATGGATGGGACACAAAGCTTATCGACTTCTACAACAAGATAGGAGAAGATTGTTTGGTTTCAGCATATCCCCCACACTTTGGAATGAATGAGTCTTATGATGTATACACAACTAAAACAGTGAATAACAGAGCATTAGTAGAGGGATTTACTGATGTCTTTAGCTTTGAAAACACAGTAGGAAAAGTTCCTGTAGAAGAATATGAAGATTCAATAACAGCCGCTGGAGCTTTTCAATTTGCAAAAAGACATGTAGCTAAGGCGCTGACATTTGAT